TATGGGTCGGCTCTACCAGAGAAGAATCCAAGGCATCCTGCAAGGGCTGCCCCTTGCTAGACAACGGATGCTACGCCCAAGGCGGTACGCCATCGATGGCTCACTCCTCTATGATTCGAGCCGCCAAGAAGGGCAAGCGCTACACCTTGAAAGCAGCACTACAGGCCAGCAAGCGGTCCGCCAAGATGGCCCGATTCGGTGCCATCGGTGACCCTGCGGCACTGCCTATGGAATACCTCAAGAAAGCTATCAAGGCTGTGCGGTCAGTAGGCCTGGACCCTGTAGGCTACACCCACCATTGGAGGTCCAAGCCTGAGCTCGCCGGTGTCTTTATGGCCTCATGCGATAGCTTAGAAGACTGTGACGAGGCACTCGCTATGGGCTACCGTGCGACAGTAGTCCTACCATGGGACCACTCGGGCAAATTCACCACGCCCAATGGCGCGACGGGTATCGTGTGCCCTGCCATGGCTGCCGAGGAGAAAGGCAAGTCGGTGACCTGTAACGAGTGCAGGCTTTGCGATGGCTCTAAGGCTGGACCCGTCATCGGCTTTCCAAACCACGGACCAAAGGACGCCCACAAGCGACGGGCTGTCAAAGCTGCAGCGAAAACCGTAGCCGCTGACCTTCTCTCTACCCTTGACATCTAAACCCAACCCAAAACCAACGGAGAACATCATGTCCAAAACATTCAACCGCAAAGACCTCCCGTCTGATTTCTACCACGCCGTCAAGGCGGTAGCCCCAGCATCATCACGCAAACACAAGTGGAACGTGATGGTAGCCGATAGCATCACCATTCGAGTGACCTATTGGGACAGTGGAAGCCGCAAGGAATACACTGCAACCACAACAGACGGGCGGCGCGTTGACCTTCCCGCAGCTAGAAGACCGGGCGGGCACTTTTCTAACCCTTCCACATGGATTGAACCCGAATACAAAATCCCTGCAGAGGTCATTGTTGTGGAGTGCGGAACGTTCCGCGGCAAGACTGCGGCACCATACCTCACTATCAACCGCGTTACCGCTGAGCGCTACGGGATTGAAGTATGACACAAGCCCTACTCGAACTCTCATTCTTGACGGCATGCCTTCTTGCAGGGTGGGCCGTCCTCCCCAAGCACTAACCAACCACCAACCAACCAAGGAAAGACCAATGACAACCCACTACACGCAACACTGCGAGGGATACCCCACATTCATAGTCTGGGAGGGGGAAGTCTACTGCCCGTCATGCGCTAACAAGTTCGCACAGGAAGAAGAACAGGACGACAGCCTTGAGGAAGAACAGCGGATTTTCTCAAGACCTTCGGACGCTGGCATAGGGCAGTCGATCAATTGGGGAGACAAAACACTTTACTGTAGCTCTATGCATGGATGCGGTAAGCATATCCCCCCAGCCTACGAATAAACTAACCAACCGGGGAAGGGTAGGGTAACCCCCTGCCCAACCCCTAACCCCCACCTCAGAACGGCGCACAGCGCCAGCAATCACCAACCAAGGAGAACCATCATGCCCAAATACAACATCACCCAAAAGATTAAAAGCATAGACGCTTACTTTAGAAGCCATCAGGTACACATAGAGTTGGGGTGTAGCTATGTACCTCCTAAAGAGGTGAAGGATTCTGACGATTACCAAGAGTACATTTCAGGTAAATGTGAGAGAGACTTCATCGTTTACGCAGGAGATATCCAAGATTACGATCCTTCTGACACTGTAAAGGAGCTTGAAAAAGCAGGCTGGTCTTTCGTAAAAGACGAAACTAATTGTGACTATGAAGCTTGGCGTTGTCCTCACTGTACAGCAAGAAAGGGAGGTGAGTGATGGATAAGAATTTAAGAAAAGCCCGAAAGCTATCAGGCCTGGCTCGATTCGAACGGACTACAAAAGGCTGGAAGATACCAGGCACCCAGGCTGCAGGCATGCATCACATATTGCAGCGCAGGTGCTGGGATATCCTTAGGCAATTGCGAAAAGAAAAGCAGGACTAGAGCCTGATATGGGGGCGGCCCACCTGCTTAGTCGGGCCGCCCCATTTAATCCACCACCCGTAAACGCGCGTTTACTGGTACCGCAAACTCAGCCCGGTGTCGGTCGCCCACAAACTTAGTGGGGCCGCACCACCTGAGGTCAATCACTGACAGAGCCCCTGTCCTGCGCTTCTTGCTGTAGACCTGCAAGGTATTGCGCGGCCCCTTGATATCTGCATGAGGGTCGCGCTCCCGATAGTAGTCTGGACGGTGGAGGGTATACACCTCTTCAGCCGTTTGGTGTGCCACCGAGGAGAACTGTATATCAAACATCTCGGGTGGGGCTGGTGCCTTGCCCTGCTTCTCACCAGATACTTGTGCGCCAAGTAGAATCGGGACACCGAGATCACTGGCCAACTCCGATAGCATCACCGACTTGTGCGCTGTTTGCTGGACCCGATCCCCCAGCCTGACACCAAGCCCACTGCTATCGTGTATCGCTTGTAGGTAGTCGATGATGATGCAGTCGAGCCTGCCCTGTGCGTGCAACTGCCTGGCCTTGGTGCATATTTGCTCGACCGTGAGACCTGTGCCGGTGATGGTGAGGGGCTTAGACCTGAGCCACTCCACTTGCTCAACTGTCCTGTCGTACCAGGCTGCAACGTCCGCTGCTATGTCGAGGTCATCATCCCCCGATGCTCGGATGTCGGCCAACTCCTTAGTGAGCAGTGCCCACTTCCTACCCTCAAGCCCTGCCCTTGACCGCGCCATATCCGAGAGCCGCCTTTGCACTGTTGTCTCCACCCCGTGGATGTAGACCTTGAGCCCCTTTGCCAGCATGCCCATCGCCATCGTGTTGAGCAGTGTCGTCTTGCCTGACCCTGATCTACCAGCAAACAGGCTTAGACCCTCTCGACTGACACCGACAAAGTTTGGATCATCATCCCACTCAGGGATACCGCTCGGCATGTAGGCAAGCTTGGTACCCTCTGCCACCGCTACCAAATCATCAATGAGTGCATCGGCTGCCTCGTTCATGCTGGTGGTACTCAAGTCTGAAATGTTCGAGGCTGCTCCTACCATCTCAACGCTTGCTTGGTAGGCATCGGTCTTCCCTTGCTCCAACTCGTGAGAGATAACGCGCAGCTTGCTGATAAGCTTTCTCCGCTGGCTGGCCTTCCTCATCTCAAGGATATACCTCTCGATGTTCAAGCCAATGGCACCTCGATCTCCCAGTGACATCACATACTGGAAGTCAATCTCTGGATTCGATTCTTTCAACAGGTACTTAGAAATAGACTCGGTACTGACGGGCAAGCCCTTGTCCCACCTCTTGACCATCAACTCGTAGAGCTTGGAGTGCATCTCGATTTCGGTGAAGTCATCAGGTTCGAGATCCAACTGATTCGGAGACACCACCTCACCTAACACACAGGCCAGCACGTTCTTCTCTGCACTCACTTGGCAACCCTCCGCAAGCCAGCAACCTCACGCACCATGTCTGGATTCGTCACAGCAGAATCCAACCAAATATCCAGACGGCTTTCATTCATTGCTTTCTGAATCTCCATTCGATTCTTCCTCCACCAAATCTTAGCCAACCCTGGTGTGTCGGTGTTCACCCTGTTGCTACTGGTCTCCTGCTCCTGAGCAAGCACTCCCTTGTGCTTCATCTCATCGTAGGCATCCTCCCAAATCGCCCAGTTCTTTGCTCTGAAGAAGGCAGCATGCGGTAACTGCGGGGTGTTGCGCCACCATGCGAATGCTGGATGGGTCCAGTACATCTCCCAGATTCCAAGCCAATGCTCAGGATCTTCCGCTCTCTTCAGACTCTTGGAGAACTCAGCCTTCCACGTCTTGAGCTTCAACTCCCTGGTATCTGGTCCAAGTTGGTTCTTTCTAATCTCGTTTGCTCTTTGCCATACTTCTTCTGTTGTCATGCTTGTGCTCCTTTAAATGTGCGTTGGATTCCTATCCAACAGATATATTAATAAGATAGTTAATTGAGATAGTTTAGGGTCAGGAGATGACCCCCTAAATGAACTCCATTTGACCCCCCCCGGGGTCAGGAGATGACCCCCCCTATTCAACAAGACGTAGCTTTGAGGCATACCTCTTCTCCTTTTCACTACGCTTCTTTGTGAAGTCTTCCCCCTCTCGTAAACTGCCACAACAAACCTCAAAGATTAGACAACCCCTGTACTTGCCTGTCTCTTTGACACCGTAAGACTCAAGCCAACCAAGCTGAACCAACTGGCGGCGTGCCCTCTTCATTGTATTGACCGACATCTGGCATGCGTTGGCAATGGCGTTGTTGCCATAGAAAGCAATGAGTGTGTCGTTGTTTGATCGATCCCAGTAGAACATCAAGACACGATACTGGTTGGGCGTAAGCCTTGCCCCCTGTATCTCTCTCAAGATTTCCCACTTATCCATATCTTTTCCTTAGTTCATGCACTGGTCAGGTGCGATTAGATTGTGGTTGGTGTGGTCTTTGTCGGTGAAAGCCTCCCCCCTCCATGCCGAGAAGGGAGGCCACCAACCAACAGACTAATCCCAAGGATGGAATCAACAAAGAGCCGAGAAAAAGGAAGAGGCTCAATCTGTTGTTGCAAGGGACCAACCTTGCCATTCAAAACTAAAAGACTTCATCCCCAGTGTCCACCAGAAATCAATCCAAACATGGCGAGACATGCAGCGTCAGCGATTCCATCGTGTGGTTTTCTTCTCTTGCCAGGGGTCAATGTCAGGTTGGGAAGACGTTGCTTGCACAGCAGAACAGCCCGACCTTTACCTACTCCCGGCACATCCTTGAGGATACGCTTCTGCCAAGTGCGAGGATGCACCACCTGAACAGGGATGCCAAGGGTAGCAATCGACCCCAGCCATAAGCCATAGCCTACACCAATGCTGAACATCGACGTGCCACCTTGACCCGGCATGGCCTGCTGCTTCTCGATGACCACCAACTGCACACCATAGAGAGCATGCAACTCAACGAGACAGTTCCCCATTGCAGCAGCATCGTACTCTCGACGGCTGCCCTTACCAATAGGTACAGTGAACTCATCTTTAGTCAACTCAACACGACGCACGGTGCCATCAAAATCAATAGCAACCAACGCACCATCTTTGCCCGGATCAATACCAACAACGAGCTTCATAGCTTCCCCTCCGCCAAGGTCTTCAGAAGCCATCGAACTTCCTTGTCATTGTACTCCAACGTCTCAACTAAATCATGCAATATTGCTACGTTAGGATAGCGTCTTCCATTCTCCCAGTGCGACACATAGGTATGGTCAATGTCCAGTAGTTCAGCCAGTTGCTTCTGGCTATAACCCCTTGTAATCCTTCTGCTTTTTACCATGTAGGCAAAGGTTTTCTTGGGTCTACCTCTGACCCCTGTCTTGTAGGCTGGCATAAAAACTCCTCTTGACAGCAGCCTATGATGCATTAGACTGGTAGTCAAGTTCATTGTGAACTTATCCCAACCAACCAACAACGAGGTAGAGATGATTGATCTCGATGAAATGAGAAAGAAGAAGTACATCATAAGGCTGCAAGGCAAAGAGTACACCACGCATGCAGGACTGCTTGCCACCGCACACGAGAACGGACTCGAAGGAGTCTGGGTAGAGATGGTGTCATGGGATCCCGAGGCACGAGCAGCAGTGATGAAGGCTACTGCCAAAGGCCAGCGAGGAACCTACACTGACTACGGTGATGCTTCCCCCTCCAACGTAGGCAAGATGATTGCCAATGCCTGCATTCGTATGGCAGCAACACGAGCCAGCAGCAGGGCACTGAGGCTGTACCTTGGGGTAGGCATGACGTGCTTTGAGGAGTTGCCAGGTAAAGACCCTGAACCACACAAGCCAGTAGACCACAAGCAAGTAGCAGCAGGATGGAAGAGAGTGCGGGAGAACAGCAGAGAGTCTCTTTTTTACAACCACTGCGTCAACAAGGGCATCGAGCCTGAGCTTGCTGACTACATTGTGTGCAAGGTCAAGAACATCGAGAGCATCAAGGCCTTAGATCCCACAGCTATTGACGGTGCAATCAAGTGGTTGGTCGATCTACCTGCCGACAAGATGAGAGCGTACAAGGCTGAGTTTCTTGGGGAGGTGAAGTGATGAGTAGTACCTGGCAACTCTTAGAAGAAGCGCACCACTTGATGCTCGACTTGGAAGCAGACAACGGTGAACTAAGCGAACAAGCACTGGATCGCATTGACTCATTCGTAGAAGGGGCAAGCGATAAGGTAGGTGCAATCAGGCATGTCATCGACAGGCTCTCATCAGAGGAGGACTTCCACAAGAAGATGAGGGACCGCCACCGCAAGAGACTCGGCACCATTGCCAATGCTAAGGACAGGCTGAACGGCTACGCCATGCAGCTACTGCAAGCCAAGGAAGAACTTGGTGAGGAAGCCAAGGCATCCGGTGAGTGGGGCAGGGCATGGGTTCTGATCTCCCAGTCCATCGAGGTTAGTGACCCGGAGCAGGTGCCAGTCAAGTACCTCAAAGAGCAGCCACCCAAGGTGGACAAGGCAGCAGCTAAGAAGCACATGAAAGAAACCAACGAGGCCATTCCCGGCTTCACACTAACGACGAACCAATCGGTTCAATGGAGATAGCATGAACCAAGTACAACTTGTTGGCCGACTCGGCGCAGATCCTGAGATGAAGAGTGGAGTGTGCAAGATCCGTCTTGCTACCAACGAAGCCGTAAAGACAGACAATGGTTGGGAGAACAGGGCTGAATGGCATTCAGTGGTATGCTTCTCGCACCTTGCTGAGAACGTAGAGAAGTTCTGCACAAAGGGCTCTCAGGTAGCAGTCCTCGGTAAGATTAGAACCAATGAGTGGGAAGACAAAGAAGGCAACAAGCGCAAGACCACTGAAATCATTGCACGAAATGTAGAGTTCCTTGGCACAAAGGAGAAGCCTCAGAACGAGCGACTTCCAAACGTCCCGTTCTAAGGTGGTTGGGAGTGTGTTGGGGTGTGGGGTAATGGCATCCTTCCTGATTGTTACTCAGGAGATGTTGGTTCGAATCCAGCCGCCCCAGCACACATTCAACGGAGACAACATGAAAACCTATGACTTCCACTTTACCCTGCGATCCTATGGACTTGACTGTGACCAAGCATTCAACGCACTCGCTCAGTGCCTCAACAAGAATCCATCTGTCATGTTCACCAACGTCGTTGACTATGAAGAGGTGACAGACGAGGAGTCGAGAGAGGAACTCACCACCATGCTGGAACATGCCATTGAGGAGATGGTCTGCTCTCAAGAAGAAGGAGAAGCATGAGACTTGCTTATCAGAAGTGCGAGGTTGACCACTGCCGCAAGGCTGCTGAGGTCATGGCACGAGACAAGTGGGACTACTTCTTGGCTGTCTGCAAGGACTGCGCTAAGAAGATGAAGAAAGGGCGGAAGTAATGTACCCAACATTCTGCAAGACTGAAGGGTGCGAAAACCCACCGCAAGTCTACATCAAAGGGGCTTACCGATGCCCGTCTTGTGCTGTCAAGGTCCAGCTTGGAACACTAAAGCGCTCAGAACGATCCCACCAGCAAGACCTATCGCACCCCACTGAGCCCTCTCCCCCCACTTCTCCAGCATCGTAGGCTGTTGAGCTTCCAACTGCTCCATCTCTACCACCGCCAAGTCCTTCCACGAATCCAACTCGACGTAATATCCAACCAAGGATGTAGGCAGGACAAGACCATTGCAAAGAGCAACCCCCGTGCTGGGGTCTACAATGCTCACAGTTGGCGCGTGGCCAGCAATGAAGGGGTAAGCCTTCACACACTCCATGTCTACAGGAGACGGCTTCTCAGGCGGAGGAGTGGGTTGGGCAGGCAAGGGCCAGCACAAGCACATGAGGAGACACGAACCCACCCAACCCTTAGCCATTCTTAAAGCTCTCATTGATGATTGCAGCTAACCCCTCTTCAGGAGTCTTGCCCTTGAGGATCTCCTCGACTTCTTCTACCTTGGCTTCATGCGAAGTAACGGCCTTGTCGACAACCTTTTTCGCAGAGGAGGCGCCACTGCCCTTGCTAAGGAGTCGAGTAACAAATGCGGTGACTACAACGATAACGCCACCGACAAGACCGAGTAGCAGTTCACTCATCGGAACCAAAAGGTGCTTCACCCTTGTCTGGTTGTGGTGTCTGTTCCGTTGGCACGCTCTCCTCAACCGTCTCTGCGGGAGGAGACAAGACACACTGACCGAATACGCTTCCTACTACTAAGGATCCACCAACAAGAGTGGCGGTGATCCCATATTTATCCTTGAGTTCTTTGATCTTAGACATCTTCTTTCTCCAATAGAGTATAGGTGAACTTGTTCCCCCACTCCTGTGCTGACCTCTTGATGATCTTCATGAACACCTCAAAGTCATTTGAATCCTGTATCACAGTGCAACCGGCTGACCACTTATCCACGGAAGTGGAGTTAGATCCTGCCTTATGAATGTTGATTCCGTACATGCCAGCCACTGAGTTATCAAACTTATCCCAGTCAATGACCCCATCTCTGTCTCCATCACGGTAGACCTTGACCTTTCCAAGTCGTTGACACAAGGCATCGTACTTGCCTCGATGCTTGTCTATCATGTGGGTTCCACGGTACTGACCCGGAACCAAGACAGCAGTCCCTTCAGTTCTGCCCGGATTGTGGAGCCAGTAGGTGCCAGGGTCTGTAGTGCAGGCAAACTCACGAGTCACCCATGTACCTGTGTCATCCTTGTACACCAGTGCAATCGTATCGTCGAAGGTGTTGGGCTCACCCTTGTTGCGAATGCCAATGATGTTGACGTTCCAGTTACCAGCAACAAAGATTCGGTAGCCCTTGGCCTTTACCTTCTTCAGCAATAGCGGGATCATTCAACGGCCTTTAGCACACGCTCAAACAGCTCTTCATATTTCTTAGTCATCTTGGTAAGTTGCACGCCCATCTTCTTGTTCTGATAAATGAGGTAGAAGATAAACATGCCGGTGATGCCAAGGTCAATAAGCTGAGCAACAAACTCGGATTCCATGCTACCCCCACATGTGCAGCACAACAGGGACGATAACGACTAAGGCTCCTACAATTGCGTTGCCACGGTCCATGTGAGTACGGAGCGAACGGATATCTTCCTCAACACGAGACATGCGATGCTCACTGACCTTCATGCGCTGGTCTAACACAGCTACATCTTTTTCAATGACACTCACACGGTCTACCATGGCTCACCCCTAAAGCTTGCCGCGCAAATACCATGCTTTCTGGTTGGCTGTCGAGTCAGTAAAAGAAGACGGGTCACTGTCTTGAATGCAGACAAAGGCTTCATCTGGGGCCGCTGCAACTACGTTGTTGGCTCTGGTCTGAGTCAAATCAACCAAGGCAAACTTGGAATATGAGGAAGCAGACGAGGTGGTTCCCATGTCGATTCCCCACAACTGCCCTGCACCCACCGCAGTGACAACATCATCAGCAGCAGAAGTGCTGTTCATTTCAATAAGAAGAATAGCCATATTACACCGCCGTCATTGCGTTTCGATTGGACAGAGGCTGAAGTAAGTACCTGATTTTTTTCACTTTTATCTGGCAGCCAAGCCCGGTCTGCGAGTTGAATGCACCAAACGCCACAGCAACATGGATGTACCGATTACTCAACCCACTATAGATGTCTGAGGTCTGTTGAATAACCGAGCCGCTTTGAATCGAACGAGCATAGGCGTTGGTGGTAGAGTAGCTGCCGCCAGCGGTAAAGACTCGATTCGTACTGTCAATGCTGTTGGCTCCAATGCCTGCCTGATAAACAATGGCGTTGTGCCCTGCTGTTCCCGCTGAGGGTTGACCAGACCAACGAGCACCTTGTGCTTGACCTGCTGTATTCCAACTCACATAGCCAGATGAAAACAAGGTAGTCGTGTCATCGCTGTTGTCAGGGTTTCCATTGCCTTTCTTGTAGACCTTTGCAAAGCTGTAGCCATTGGCAGTTGGAAGAACAGGGCTGCCTGATTGGTCACTTGCATAGTGAACAATGCCGCACATTGCTTGGCAGAACTTGCCGTATGAGTTGCCAGATCCACCGCCGGGACCAGTGATGTGGGGTGGCTCCAGTTCCATTTCAATGCGGAGGTGAAAGGCCTCTGGAAACCAATCGTGATCGTTGATGCCTGCTGGCTTCTGAATACCGCAAGCTTCCCAAGGCTTTAGATGAATGGGGGCAATCAAGAAGGTGCCCTTTACATCTCCTTGAGAAATCTCAATGCTGGCAGCAGGAGAAGTAGGGCAATCAAACTGAAGGAAGTCACCAACCTTAGCGATTGTCGCGCTTTTTCCTTGTGACCCAGTACCGTGAATGACAGTCCAATCAGAAGGATCGAGACTCATCTCAGTCCAATCCTTCCAAGCGTTTCCACCGCCACCACCGCCACCTCCAGCTTCTGGGGATGGGATAGTCCGGGTCGATGTGGGGCTTGGGATAGTCCGAGCCATTACTGCACCTTCTGAATATCAAGGCGACTAATGACCGCGTTGTTAAGAGGGGCGTGAGAGTCAGGAGTAATAGAGAAGTAGAGGGTTCCAACACCGGGGCTTGTTTCAGCCACTTTGTAGAAGATGCTCTCTTCAGAATCAATAGAAGCAGCAGCAGAATAGGCTGCAACTACATCTGCACCAGTTCCACCAGCACTTTCTCGAATCTCAACCGTCAAGGTTGTCGCGCTACCTGAAACCTTAGAGGCACGAACTCTCTTGATTATTCCGCGAGGAGGAACAGTCATGGCAATTTCTACCGTCGCTTCAACGTCGGATGCAGAGCCATCGCTTCTTGTGTAGATAGGGGCGCTTGTTAAGTTACTCATGGGTTCTCCAAGTGGTGTCTATTTATACTGTTTACAGGTAAAGAAGTCTACCGTGCTCTACGAGTTAGAGGCCCTGTTGTGGGGCGCTGGCTAAGCTCAATAAGTTCTCTCTCAAGCTGGCGTTCGATCCTGTCCACCGCAGCAATGGGATCTCGGTACGAACCAACCGTTCCACCAAATCCAAATAGTGGGCCACCAAGCCCTTCTTTACGCCACTCAACAGAGTCAGGACCAATGCCAACACCCGCAAGAATCCGAGGAACATCCTCGATAGCTCGCTTCTGACCAAGCATAAGAGCACCAACTTGGAACAAGCGAAACATGGCGTTGGGTTCTTCTTCTTCAAACCGATATTGTTTTCCATTCACAAGAGCAATGTCTTGGCGAATCTCATTATTTGGAACCTGTTCTAACTTAAACAAACTGATGAACTCATCCTGCATTCCAAAAGCAGCAGCAGCGGCAAGGTATTGAGGAGGCATATAGCCATGAGGGGCTCCACTCCTACCATCCAGTGTGGTCACATCAAACAATGCTTGAAGTCGAGGATCACTCAATAGAAACTTACCAGTGCCCTTTACTCTTTCACCAATCGGAAAAGAATCCCGATACCTGCTGTCCATGATCAAACCAATGATGTTGGCAATGCCAGTGAACGGCTCTGCAAAAGGAATGTCTGGCCCAAGAGAACCAGCAACCCACTCCCTGAACTTGCCCTTGTAGTCTTTCCACAGACGGGTCTTCATCCAGTCAGGCTCAAGCACCCACTCTTCCATGTCCTTTCTTTGACCATTGATCCAGTTCAAAGTACCAGCCATGTTGTTCAAAGCTCTGCCATCACGAGCAAAGGCAAGTGCTGTTTCTACTGCCATGTTGTAGCGGAAGGCAAAGAAAGCCATGTTGCGAGATAGTGTTTCGGCTGCTTTGTTGTTGATCGAAGCATAGTCAAGAAGAGAAGCACGAGCCAATGCAGCAGCATCAGACTGTTTCATGCCTACCTTCAGGGCATTAGCAAACACAGCCATGCGTTGGGCGTTGTCAAACTCCTCAGACACTGAGGTCCAAATGGTCTTACGGTCTGGCCTCAAGAACTCCCAGTATCGGGTACGGTTGACGCCACTTGTGCCAGGCACCCTAAGCATTGATTCAATAGGCTTACCACCCGGACCAAGCCTCGATGCACGGATAGCTCCTTGCAAAGTATCAGACCCAAACTCAAACGTAGCTTGAGAGAATCGTAGGGCGTTCTTTTCTACCGCTTCCTCAAAAGCCCCTTTCGTCCAGATCTTTCCAGTAGCAGACCTAAAGGCAATGTCACCCTCATTGCCCGTATACATCATGCGAAGAGGATCGTATGCACCCGGACCATTGATTCCACCAGCACGCCTGAATGCACGGACAAAGCCCTGTGCCAAGGTGCTTGGTGTCTTGAGTGCAATGTTAAGCGCATAGCCAGGAACTGTAATGGCACCAATGATTGAGTTGGTAAGTGCGTTGACACCAATAAATCGAGTGCCCGGAATAACAGAACCACCCAGCACACCCGTCACTGTTGTCTTTCGGGTAGTGTTCCACAACGAAAGAAGCGAAGAACCAAGGAACCTGTCCTGCTCTCTAAGCATGCTGAGTTGTTTTTCGATCTTACCCCTGAAGTCAGGAGACGCCATCTTGTCTGCGAACTCTCTCATGCGAGAGTCGAACATCATCACCCCGTTCTCACCAAACGGCTTAGACGGATAGGCAAGCCCTCTTAGGCTCCGCTCTCCAGCAGTAGACTTTGTGCCGAGGCCACTAAACACACCACGCACATCGTTCATGTCAATGCCAGCAACCGACTTGACATAGGCAGGGACAATGATCTTCTCAAGCTCGGTAAGCGTAGGGCCGTCAGGGTTCTTTGCCACAAAGCCCTTGATAGCATCCCTTAGATCCTTGATAGAAGCCTGCGTTGTCTTGGTCATCACGATGCCAGCAACAGTACCCGTAGCTGCGTTGTACATGCGCTGAAGATCGTCTTGGGTTGCAAGCCCACCCCTTGTAAACAGATCACGCATGATGGCTGTTGCAATCGTTCGTCTGTCAGCATTACTTGTTTTGAATGCACGACCCGCAATCTTAGACAACTCGTCTGCAAGTTCTTCAGGAATGTCGTTGTTCTTGGCAATGTTCTTGAACAACTCAATCCTTGCTGACTCGTCTGCACGAGTAGGAACCTTGACCAACAACGAGGGGTAGAGGTTTTCAAAGTTTCTAACGGCTTGCTTGTAGACCTCTTCGCTGACGTTGTTGACAACATAAGCAGACAACAAAGCACTAAGGTCATCGTCACCAGTCAGCCGTCCATAGAATGTCTGTTTCTTGATTGCTGACTTTTCTAAGTCAACAGCCCTGCCTGTGCTGCGACGGACAACCTCAATAGCCTCCTTCATTGTCTCAATGGTCAGAGGTTTCTTAGCAAGACCTGCTTGTCGCAACGCTGCCTGAAGTTCTCCGTTGCCACCAAAGTAGGCATCCAAAGCACCCGGCTGTTTTACACCAAAGAAGATGTTTAGGATGTTGGAGTAGTCCTGAATGTTGTCGCCGGAACCAACACGGTTGAGCACAGAGTTCATGCCCGCTACTGGATCAGCAGACTTCTGCGCTTCTAAGATCATCGTCTCGGCTTTTCTTGCCGTGTCGTTTAGCGTCTTGATTGTCTGTTCTTGGAACTCAATCAATGCAGGGTCTGGCGTCTTTCCAAACATCTCTGCTTTGGGACGAGCCCACAATGCGCCTTGTTTGTTAGGGTTTGCAACAAGAGCAGCGTAGTCTGATTGACCTTTGAAGAATGCCCGTGTTCCCTTGACTGCTCGCTGTGCATACTGAGCAACAGCAAGGTTTCTTCCTTGTCCAAGCTCGGCTGCTTTTCTTGACAACAGTTGTGTACCGTCACGGACAGCAAAGGCTGTAATAGGCAACTCATCAAGAATGACTTTGTTCGACGCCAAACTGTGAACAATGTTGTACTCATTACGAGTAATCGCCTGGTTCTTCCTGACTTTATCTAACGTCTTTAAAACAACAGGAGAGAACGCAGATCGTTTGAATCCTTCTGTTGCAAGGTCAGCAACCGCTTTGCCGTTCTTAAAGCGGAACACCTCGTCTTTGCGAGCACCTGCACCACGTTTGAGAAGCACATCTGCATCAAGCTTTGTCTTCAAAGCCTTGTTGATCTTGTCTTGATTGGCCTGCCAGACAGGCTTTCTAACAATCAAGGTAGAGTCACCAGCAAACACAAAGTTGTCTGGAACGTGTTCAGCAGTAAAGCGACGAATCGGATTCTTCATCACGCCTTGCATCACGTTGTGGGCAAGCACCGTGTCAGACAGATCCGGGTACAAAGTCTTCATACCCTTAGCAATCTTCATTTCAGCAAGCAGTTCACGTCCACGCTTGTACTTGTTGAGATCATCTACCACGTTGGAAAACAGCTTAGGGTTCTTAGCAGCAGTCTGAAGACGCCTAAAGTCCATCAGCGTAGAGAAGCTTTCATTGACCACTTCATCTAAAAAGCTGCCTTCTTTAATTCCTGCAAAGGTCTTTCTAAGATCGTCTGCTTTGTCAACGGTCAACATCTTGGCGGCAAGGTCAGCAGCCATTTGGTCAGCAATCTTTTCAGGTGCTTCTACAGCGCCCCGAATCGTAGCGGGCCTACTAAGAGGAATGCCTGCCTCTTCATACACCTGACGTTGCAATCTACGCAATGTAAGCGCTTCACCAAGAGACTCAGAAGAGTTAGACCAAGTGCGGACAGCATCAAAGACTTCAGCAACATCGTCTGCCTTTGCTGCTCTTGCAATATTAGAAATCCCTTCAGATGTACGGCCTAACGTGTAGGTTCCTGCTTTGAATGGAGCGGCAAATATCTTACCAGGCATGAACACTTCAAGACCAAGTGCCGTGTGTTCCCACCAGTGAGGAAGCATCCCCTTCTGCTGCATTGCTTGAAGGCCAGTAAGGTTGCTCCAATCACTATTCATCATCTCACCACGAGCATGAGACAACGCTAAATCACGGAGCCAGTGACCCGTGTTTGCGTTTCGATCAAGCTCGTAGCCCTGACCAAGTGGCACCAAGTTTCCAACAATGGAGCCAGACTGCATAAGCTTTAAAGCGTCCTGCATAGACTCAGGAAGTACAGAGTCAAAAAACTGACTGACCTTATACATTGGGTCATCAGGGTTAAGGGGTTTGCCAGTAGCAGGATCAACATCCCAAGTAACGGCTCTCATTACAGGGTAGGTCACAGCACGAGGGATTAGCCCAACATCACGGATAGCAGCACCAAGCCAGCTTTCAGCTACCTCACCAGAGCCAGGGTCAAAGTTGTGCCATTGGCTGTAAAGACCAAGCCCTGCCTTTGTCCAAATGCTGGCCTCGTCTTGTTGCACACGACTCATCGCCCTGCGTATCATTCCGGGCGCCGCCTCAGGAACAAGAGGCACACCACTTGGGCCTAAAACTTGACCCAAGTCCTCGAAGGCAAGAGGCGTAATGTAGTCGTATGCCTGCGTTGCACGAGAACGAGCCTCTACAAGAAGTTCGTCCTTCATGTCAGCGGGATAATCGCCTTCTGGATCAAGGTTGTTTTCTCTAAGAACGTCTTGCTTGGATTGCTTGTAGAAGTCACGGTACAAAAGGCGCAATTCGTTTGCTGCAAGCTTAGGAAACTCTTGGTCTGCTACTTTGTTGAACTCTTCTGAGTTCTCCTCAAACCCCCTGTCTCGTGCAATCTGACGGGCCTTTACTTTAGACTCAATGATTACACGGTCACGAAGAGCATCAATCTCTTGTTCGGAAAAGCCAATCTCGTTTAGCTGTTGTTGTGTACCAACACGAACATTCTGAGGACCAAGCGACTTTATAAATGCACCAACAGCAGAATCAGCGTCACGAACTTCCTGCTCAGTGGTTCCTGTGACATGGCGCCCAGCTACAGTTGTTCCCGCAGCAAACTCATCCATCTTAGCCTGGACTTCTGCTGATGCTCTCTCTCCAGCCTCTGCCCAAGTTACATCTTCCGACTGAAAGATCTCGTTGCGTCTGGTTGTATACGCCTCACCTTGAGCAACATCAATGTCCAACTGAGTGGTGCCAATGGGGCGGGGAGGAGCATCAGGAGCCATGTCCTCAGACACAGGCTGTGTGGCTACTGGAGCCTGCTGTTGCTGCTGTAGGTCTTCATAGTACGATGTAATGAATGAGTGGCTTACAGCGTTACCGGCACCGTACCTTTGGTCATACTCATCAACAACAGAAAGAATCTCAGGAGGCAATGCTCCCCGTTGTTCATCAGTAATCGTAAGGCCCTCAGCCATTTATCGGTCCACAGAAGCTAATAGGATGTCGTCAATAGAATTGATAAACATTGCATCCAGTGGAGCAAACTCAACATCGTCTATCTGCGCCCCTCTAATCTCTACATCTTCAAGGGTAGTAGGGGCTTGTCCACCAAAGACCAAAGGTGCGTCTTCTGTTTCATCACCTAATGCCTGACGGATTGCTTGTTCTTTCAGACGAACAGCTTCTTGTTCTCTAAGAGGAGACATTGGGTTTACGTCTGGTCGATACCTGTTGGCCAAAAAGTTGCCAGCGGTAACCACGTTTCTGGTTGGGCGTTGAGCAGGTGTTCTGTCAAACTCTAAAGGCTCAACACGAACCACGTCTTCGCGTTCTCTGCGCTCTTGAACATCAGCTTGGATATTAGCTTCTGCCTGCTGTCTTCTTCTTGTAGCCGTGTTGCCTCTTTGTGTTTCGTTTTTTAGCCTTGTCGATGGATCGATTCTTTCTTCAATATCGCTTCCTTGAATCGTCTCGTCTTCCAACTGGAACGCTGGTTGTGGAGCTTCCCACCCATCAAGTTGCTGCATGGATGCAAACTCAAGCAATTGGTTAAGCGCCACTTGTTTTTGCTCAGGTGACATTTCATTAAGCCCACCTTCAGAAGTCATCGAGATCAACTGACGAGCTTCTTGAACCATCTTGTCCAAGTTAGCAAAATCACCATTCTTGTTGTGTGTTGAAAGCTGACCAGCAAGTTGCCAAAGCGTAGGGTTGGCACCGTCAGGCATTAAAGAACCAAAGCGGTTGTAGGACTGACGAGCCCTTGCCGTTGCTTCATACACAAGGCGTTCGTTTTCGCTCATGGCGTTAAGACGATCGCTTTCTGCTTGAGCAGATGCAAAGCTTGCATCGGCTGCTTCCATCCTACGTTTGTTGTGCGCTCTAAATCTCATTGCTCCAATAAGACCACCGCCAAACTGTAAGCCCTCCCCAACACCCTGAGTTCTACGGGCCATTTCTTGCTCAAGCATTGCATCAAGATCTGTTTCTTCTGCACGTTGAGCACGAGCAGCAGCCAAATCAGCCTGCATCTTCTCGCGCCTTGCCTTGAGTGCATCAACCTCCATCTCAGGCAAGAAGTCGAAAGGAGCAAAGCCACGGGCCTCCAAGTCATCAGCTACTTGCACAGCACCAGCCGCACCAGTTGGAGCAGACTGCACAGTCCGTGCTGCACGAGCACCTTCTGCTTGAACCATATCGTTGTAGGTTCCAACCTTTGCCCTGTTAGCAGGAGTGTTCTCAAGACCAACAAGGTTTAGTGCAGTACCGTTGATGACGTTTTCGCTTATATCGCTTTGGGTTCTGCTTGCAGTTGCCCTTAGTGTTCTGCGAATGCCGTGTGCTGCTGCAAGCCTTGTGGTTTCATCAGCAGTACCACCCCTCTCAAGGCCATAATTGGCGATCTCTTTAGCCAAGTCAGTACCAATACCTCCCATTTGGCTGGTAAGCGAAGCAATCATTTCACTGTCAGGAACGTCTCTGCTTTGAGCACTTTCAAAAGCTTGTGCTGATTCGGCCTGACCTGTAGCCGCTTTAGCAAGCCTGCTCTCTACTTTGGTCATTGCAGAAGTAGCGCCACGAATAGCAGAGCTTGTAGCCCTTGAACGAGCACGAGAAGCAGCGGCACGGTTTCTGTCTGCTTGAAGCATTGACTGCCTGTTTGCTCTTTCACGAGCATCAGACACCTGCGCCCAACCTCGGATGTCATCGTCTGCTGCACGAATAGCAGATTCAAGACTCTTGATGTAGGCGTCCTGCTCACCACGCTCTCCAACCAACAAAGAACGAGCCTCGGCACGCTGTTTATCCCAGTAATCTACGACTGACTTTGCATAGTAGTCAGTAAACATTTGAGCGTTGCTTGGCATTAGATTCGGCCCCCTGCCCTCATAATGTATTCTCTAAGAACATCAGGATTTCCACCAGCCCTAAGCATAAGTTGGTCGATTAGTGCAGGATCAAGACCTGATCGTAAAAGTGCTGACTCTGCGCTTTCTGCAAGAAACGACGGACCGAGAGAACCACCAGCGGGAAACAATCCATCGGCTGCCCTACCAGTACCCATAGGCTGGTTAGCGGCCGCAATATCAGCAGCAGTTTGTCTAAAGCCTCCGCCACTAATCTGCTCAAAGTCAGCGTTTACAGTAGCAGCAGACTGGCCCGCTCTTGCAGCTTTGTTCTGTGCTTTAAGAGAAGCAGCAGCATCTTCTTTTTGCTTAGCCTGCAACTCAATAGCAGCTTCACGTTCAGAAACAAGCCGTCCAGCATTAGCAGCTACAGTAGCAGCACTACCAAGAGCAGAAAGGAGCGCCTCTCGTTCTTGTGCTGCACGCTGTTGCTCCAGCGCAGAAAGTTGTGCAAGTTGTTGTTCTTCTGCACGTCGTTGTGCAACGTCTGCTTCTGCTACTCGCTGACGGGCTTCAGCCATCTCACGACGCTGCTGCGAGGCTTCCTCTTGACCAGCCCTCATAGCTGCCCCGGCACCTACACCGGTCGTAGCAAGTAGCCCTGCCTGCTGTGCCCTCTGAGCCTGCTGCTGTTGACTAAGAGCACCCTGTGCCTTACCCAACGCCACGTTCATTTCTTCATCTGTAAGCCCAAGCTGACCAAGCTCTTGACGGCGCATAAGCTCTTCAAGTTGCTCACGCTGCATGCGCTCGGCGTCAGTCTCACCACCCATCAATGCGCCACCAAGCGCACCAACACCAGCGCCAATAGCTGTGCCAACACCCGGAGCTAAAGCCGTTCCAATCGAGGCCCCTGATGCTGCCCCTTGTGCTGCTGATGTCAATCTACTTGCCATGTTGTCCTACCTGTAAAACGCTTCAAGGCTAACCGAGAAGTTCATAAGATAACTATAGCGACCCTCGGTTTCGCCTCTAATCGTAATGGTGTGTTCTCCTTGTCCAAGACCAGAAGACACAAAGAAACCAGACCACACATTCCAGTTGTGAGGTAACCAAAAATCAGATAATTGATGACCATCATAAATGTGACGAGTGGCTACTTGTGTTTGGAATGCCCTGACCCCATCAATGTACACAGATGCTCTTGCAAGTGGGCTCTCGGCAAGAACTTGAACAGACGGTGTGATTGGGTACGCGGTAAATTGAAACAATACATCAGCCGTTCCTCTTAAAAAGAAACTTGTCCCAGTGTTTGAAAAAGTTGTTTGTTCTGGATCGTCAGGGGCTCCTCTTGCAGTGGGACCATCTGCAACAAAAGAAAATTCATTTTCATTAGATGTGTATCCACCATTCAAACCGCTTACAAAACTGTGCATGTTTACAATGGGATTGTAGTGCCCCCGCATAATGTGCTTTGATTCAACCCAACCATCAGCAGCAATGTCAGCAGCAGCAACACCACCATCAACATAATCTTTCATTTTGTCGAGGTTGTCTTGTACGCCTTGACCAGCAGGGTTGGTGGCTAAGATTGCACCCGCTGGCATGGTGACCGGTGTGTACGCCATTAGCTATCCCCCCTCATAACCATGATACTAAGCTGTCCGTTTGACATGGTAAAATCAAAATTGGGAGCACCAGTATAAGGAATTTCCATAAGGCCTGCCGCATATCGATCAGCTTGCCATGTCGGAACATAAAGCTGTCTGTCTCCTTGGTAAACCATTGGCCCTCGACCATACAACCTAAGCTCATAAACCGTGTATGCTTGAGTAGCTATATGGCTCCATGAACCATGAACCATGCGGTCAGTCAACGCATCACCAGAATCCGCCTGCCCTTCCATTGAAACAAATGAGATTGAATCTGTCTTTGCGTTCGAGTTGTTGAATGTCACACCTGCGCTTGGGCCAAAGTTGTTGACAAGGTTTACCTCGTTTGTAAGCATCTCATGCGTTCCTGCACCTGTTAGCTTCCAAGTGGGAAAGATTACCAAACCAATGCCGTCAGCAGGGTTTCCTTCTTTTCCAACCCCAACACTGTTGTCTCCACAAGAAGCAAATGCCGAATCGCTATGTTTTTTTAGGTAAATCGTATAATGAATGCGAATCAGGTCACCAGACGCAATGGCAAGGTGGCCGCCAGGAAGACCAGTAAAACTGATAACAAGGTCGGGGTTTGGCCCAGGGCCGGGTGTCCCACCATTCAACTCAAACTTCTGAGTTCCGTTCTGTGCAGAATAGGTTGTATCTACAATAGCGCCGGAGTTTAAGTTGTCAGTTGCACTCAAATAAACCAATGGTTCCATGCGACCAGTAGAGTACGCATGAGTTGTAAGTTGACGCTTATCAATCCCTTCTGACCTTACGTTCTCTTCATTGATAGAACCAGTTGCTGTAGCTACAGCAGAGAACTTGTTGTTGGCATCGGTGCGATCGGTGGTTTCACCGGCTTCAAAGTTGGTTGTGCTGATTGTGCTCATTATCGATACCTGTTGACGACTGTGATCTGACCACCATCATAATAAAAGATAGGTCTTGCAAGTTCAGTGCCAGATGTTGGTGCTGTTACTGTGCTTTGATCTGGATTAGCAGAAACCCTCCACCGCAGTGCAATTTCATGTTGCCCTGTAGTGATAGGAATGTCTGTGACCAAATGAACCTGACCTACATTTTGGTAATGGCGACCACTTGTAACAACAGCATTACCATCAAATGCTATTTCAAACTGACACCATTTTTGCTGATTCGCGCCTGATCGAAATGCGCCTTGAGTCGCAATATGATTTTGCAACCAATACCAGCCATTGTATTCAATATGAAGCATTCCTTCTTGATACAACGAATTAATCTTTTGGTTGTTGTTGGTTACCCAACCACCCGTATAGTGGTTGTAGTTCGTACAACGAAATTGCTGGTTAACAGCACCGGCACTAGAACTATTTAGCCAGGTTGCGGTAGCAAGAACGGCTTCTTGCAAACAAATGCCTGTTTCAACAGAATACTTGACCATTGCATTAGAAGCCAACTCATCATTAGATATGCTGGCATTAGGCAGGTTTTCCCTATCTAATCCTCCATTAATCTCACCTTTAAATGCGTTGAACGAAGTGTTGAACTCGTCAGCATCAAGGATGTTGCCGCTACGGTGTTGTCCTTCTGTCCACTTGAATGCCATTAGCGTTTGCCCTTGATGGTGTACGTTTTGTTGGCTGCAAACTCTAATGAGTATCCCACAAGAACCATGTCGTTGTTCGTTTCTACTTCAAATGCAAAGAACGAGGCTGCACCCAGTGCAATCGGGTAGCGAATTGTTGTGAAAAAGGGATCTTCCCACACAGCCGTATCCCATACCCCTGTGTCAAAGACACCCTGATCTGTATGGTCTGGACGCTGCATCTTTTCACCAGAAGACGTTGTGCCGCTGTAGTCGAAATCTTTGTAGTAAGTAATGGGGATTGCGTTGTCGCCCTTGGTCATCACATGCAAGTACAGGTACTTGACGAACTTCTTCTGCGCTGCTTTGCCCATGTCCATCCAGTTGGACTTATAGGTGCTAATAGGCGCAGCCCTCGGTGTAGCAGTGTCTCCACCAGTAACTGTGTATCCATTTTGCCTGGCTCTGGAGATGACAAACAAACCATTCTCCCAAACACTTGAACCTAATGACGGTTTCCCAGTATTGTGTCCGAACACCAACTCACCATTCTGGTCAGCAGCAATACAACCTACTGGGAAGCTTGTACGAGTAGACCATGCGTTCTTGTCTACATGGTACACAAGGCCAAACGATGGCTTTTCTTCCCCATCTACAGGCATGTAGCAATGCCACTCACGCCACTTGGGACTGTAGGTAGCAGACGCACGAGCCAACAGTGCAGGGTTAAACCGCTTCTCAGTCTTGACCAAGTTAGTGGTCATCTTTTCAATCTGAACCTGAGAGCCACCGTCAAGGCCACCAAAGATACGGTAGACACCATCATTGCCCAAGAACATAATGCCAACGCCAGGAACAGCACTCACAGAGTTGATTGCCTTGCAACCAATACCTTGAATGAACGGAACAACATTGAATCCATTGACTGGGTCTCCACGAACCAACTCAATAGACGATTCACGAAACAGAATCAAGCTGTTGTAGTAGGCAAACATACCAGTGACATCACCACCATCTCGCACTCCTACATCAAAGTAGTCAGAGGCAGAAAATGAATCGGGATTCAGTGGGTTTGAATAGTAAATTCGAGTAGGGTCAGCTTGACCACCATCAAGAAACAAGCAGTTCTTAAAGGTAGCTGCGAACCTGGCACCAGGGCACGGAAACAAAACACTCTCTGTTTCTGAAGGTGCAAGAGTTACCAAGAACTGGTCTGGTGTGTAATCTACACATGTGTCTTCTACATTGTTTTTTATCTCGGCAACAAAATAATATTTAGTCGATGTTCCTGATCCAGTTCCAAGGTTTTTAGTCCTATAAAGTCGTCTTGCAACTGTTCCCGCAGGACCAATAGGAAGGCCCTCAAGAAACACGCCTTGCCTTTTTTGAAAATTAGAAGCACCTGAAGGCGTAACCCAACTTGCATTTTCAGATGATGAAGACAAAGGGCTTTCACTGCCGGTTTCGCTTACAAAAGAAACCTTCCATCTATAGTTGTTTTGAGCGTCTGCCGTAAGAGACCCAAGGCCATAAGTTTCATCAAAACCAAAAGGCAAGCCACCATTTTGAACATTGCCGAGAGCCCCGCCAGGAATATTAGTGATAAACTTAATCCATGTATGACGGCCATTTGTAGTACCGGAAACGGAAGAAGGATCGGGAGTCCAAGGTTTTACTGTTCCAGGCACTGATTCCCAACCAAGGCGACGAACTTGATTGTTCTCTTTTTCACCATCAAACTTCAGCGGTTTGTCGTGGCCGTTGACAATGATGAGGTATCTACCAAACGGTTCGTAGTCGGTAACAGGCTCATTTAAAGTAGGGGTCTTGCGAAACCGATCAATATATACAATTCCACTCCCAGAACCTGTGTTACCTACCAAAAAACCTAAGTCACAACCAGAGGCTGATCCAAGGATCTCTGATTCGTACAGGTAAAACGTACGAGCACCATTGTGAGTGCTCCAAACATACAAACTGTGAATCCGCCCCTCATGAGTAAACGGTTGATACAAAACAGCATTTGGAAAGAACTTCTCATAGCCAATGCGGTTGTCCCAGCCACCCGTAGCAGGGTCCACGGTAAAGTTCTCAACCTTAGTTGCAGACCCATCTGCTTGGGGCAGAAGCTCATCTACACCATCAAGTCTTGGAACCTCAAGCTTGAGTCTTGGATCCATGGATTAGCCTCTGTGCGTTAGAGATGTCTGATTGGTGTAGCGTGCTTGCGATTCACGATAACCCTGCTTGATCCACACACCAGCCCCCTCAGACAGATAGGTGTTCTCCATCCGTAGAAGCTCTGTATCCGCTTTGCGGCGGTAAAGCTCTGAGTGCTGCAAGTTATCGTGCTTTACAAAGAGTTCCTGACAAGCTCTGTAGACCAGATAACGGTGATGAGCAGGTGGAAACTCAGGGACATCGGTGTCCTCAATGAGTCGATCAGGACGGTACACAAAGCGCACCTCGATAAGATAATCAGTGTCTTGCCGAGGATAGAGACGCACCCTCTTGTAATGGCCATCATTCTCAGGAAGCCTGCGAGCATTGGCAAGGTAGTCAGCAGCCACATTCAAGTTATTGATCAGAGATACTGTCTCGTTAATGTCTGCATTTGAGACCTGATAGAAGGCTTTGTTCGTTGTGGTTCTGAGATAGAATCGCTTTAAGATGCCTGAGTTCGAGCCTGTGTTCTGCACATTAGTCAAGTCAAGATCAAATGTTCCCCCTGTTGTATTAGCCGTTGTTGCAGTAGCAACCGCTTCAGGAGAAGGAGCACTCTCCTTGTTCTTATGAACAAAGGTGTACTTCACATAGTAAGTGCCAAGCTCATTCCATGTTGAAGACGCACCATCAATAGTCAGGGTAGTCTGAAGCACAGGTTGAGTCATGGTCACATCGTCGTAGATGAGCCAATCAGTAGGCAGCCCAGTGGAGCTAAGAAGCAGGGAATACTCCTCATCACGAGCACGGGACAGGTAGTCAAAGTGAGCCTGCGTTCCTGCTGTTGGGCTACGAATCCCAATGGAGAGCACCTCGTTGCAGTCTTCAGGCATGTCGATGAATCGCTGCTTGACCGTAATCGTGAGGTTGTTCGTAGTAGCACTTGCCGAAAAACCCTCCAAATAAAGGATGGTGCTTGTAGACTTGATGATCTCATATTCGCCGTTGTCAACGTCTGCCGCACCTTTGATTTCAACAATCGCGCCTTCCATCCACGGCAAGAAAGGCGTTCCTGAAGCAGCAGCAACAGAGTTAACACCAATGCCAATCACGCCATCGGTAATCGTCACATCTTTATAGATCTGCACCTCTTGAGTCTCTTGGGCAAACTTCCACGGACGGTCGGTGAAGAAGTCTAAGTAGAGTTCATTCAGAATGCGTGTGACCTCATCTCTGTAGGTCTGCACGTTGGGGTCGTAGTCTACAATAGACCCAACCATGTCTCTCATCTCAGCGAGGTTCATTAGAACTCCATGCAAAAGAGGCGAGCACCCGAATGGATGCCCGCCCCAAGTTTAGCACGCGGGCTGTTTATCAGTACCGACGAATGATGTAGACGTCAGCAGTGGTTCCAGCGCCATCGCTCTCAAGTGCAAACCCAATGATGGGAAGCACATCGCTGGGGGCTGCTTTTTTGCAACCACCTGTTCCAGCGGGAACAAGCGTATCGCCAGCACCGGCAACACTTCCATCCGTCTTAGCGGCTTCACAGTAACCTGCGACACACACGCGAACACGAGCACCACCAGCGGTAACCGTTGCAGCGGAAACGTCTTCAACTGCAACACCAATGCAAAGGCCAGTACCGTTGCCCTGAACGACAGTGCCGACGCGAGCTTCATCAGACTGACTATCGTCAAGATCAACCCAATCGCCAGCGCTAACGGCTTCAGCACAAGCAAAGGAAATAATATCCGAATGCTGTCCAGTTACCTGTTCCACCTCAAGAGGCGACTTACCATGATTCAAATGACCGAATGACATTGTCTAAGCCTCCGCATCTACGAGCAAACCAAGGCTTGCAAGGTGATCAGCAACAATCTGGGTGCGAACGAACATCTGTGCTTCACGAGCAGCAAAGCCACTCTTGTGCTCGAAGTCAGTCATCGAGAAGTTAGCATCAGAATCGAACACAACCTTCATGCTCTTGGTGTTGAGGAAGTACATGGAAGGAGTGTTGGCACCAACAGCATTTCCAAGGTTGTTCTCAACGTACATAAGAGCGCCATTGTAAGCCAGTGCAAGACGACCAGCATCAAGCACAGTCTCTTTAGGCATGTAGCGTTCTTGAGCCTGAAGGGTGTTCTTGTACAGACGGTAAGAGGTGGGGCTTGCAAGAATCAGATCCACAGAACCTTCAGGTGCGTAGATTTGAGTCTGAAGCATCAACTCAGCCATTCCGTTCAGACCGTTAGCGGCAAAGTCGTTTGTGCTACCACCGGTTGACACGTCATACACTTGGTTGTTCCAGTTGCTGGAAGCATAGGTGGTCTTGGACAGTCCACCAACGGTGTTTCCTTGAGCGCCAAAAGCAAGCTCTTCCAACCAACCCGTAGCAGTGTTCACACCGTTCAAAGAGCCAAGCTCAGTCAGAACAGTGGAGGTTCCACGGATGGTTTGAAGTTCCCACTCACGCTTCAGCATGCCAATGACAGACTTCATACGAGAGTCAGCAATCGAGATGACAGCGTTTTCGCCACGGTTGGAAAGCTCTTCCTTCTTTGTGATTACGATGGGAGCAACAAAGTCACACCATTCGTACTCAGGCGAACGGAGAACGTCAGCCACAGAAGAGGAAACAGCTTCATAACCAGTAGCAAGCTGGGTAATGTTGGAGTGCTCAGCAAGGATTGCTGCGCGAGTAATGCGTTGACCACCATTGATAATCTCAACGCCACCTGCTTTCTTGATGTGATCAAGAAGAGGTACCGTCTGGAAAAGGTTGTCCAACGCTTTCTTAGACCGCGCACGGGCGGTTGAACTAAGAATATCGTTTTGGATAGCCATGATAAACGAGTCCTATAGGCCACAAGGCCAGGAGATTAAAGAAAGAAAGACTTGCGGTTGTCCCAGTTGGGGCCGGAAGACTTTGCTTGTCCTGTCAAGGGGCTCTCGTCTTCAGTGCAAACAATAGCAAAGAAGACGGAACCGAGCAAATATCAAATCTTGACTTTGCTTTTGTTCTCTCGAATCCAGTTATAAATTGCCACTGGATCGTCCTTCTCCATGATGTGCTTGGGAACACCACCAACAGAACCACGAGAAGCACCGCCAACTTTTAGACCAGCCTCACGAGCTACCTTCTTGTAGTTGGCCATCTCGGCTTCTTGGGTCTTCATGTCTTCTGCAAGCTTGCGACCCTTGACCTGCCAATAGGCTTGCTCAAGGTTCATGTGCTTGTGTTCTTTCAACACATCAACAATCTCACCCTTGAACGTCTCAAGGTCAGGGTGTTGTGTTTTAAACTGCTCAAGCTTGTGCTTCTGCTGTTGAAGAACATGAGCCTGACGCATAGGCTCCATCATTTCCGTCATGCGCTTAGCAACTTCTTGCTCAATGCGTGACTCGAATGACTTGGTGTCGTAGGGATCAAAGTCCTTGTTCTCGGTAGCGGCTTTCTCAGACACAGACTTGTAGAAGTCGGACTCGAACAGCGCCTTCTCACGAGCGTGAAGTGCAGCCTTTGCGTTTTCCAAGGCTTTCTTCTGATCTGAAATAGATTGGGTTTTCTTAGTAAAAGACGAGCGCAGGTTGTGGAAAAGCTTCTTGGCTTCAGGAGACAACTCCTGCATTACAGCCTTGTAGTCCACACCCTTGTAGTCTTCTTCCGACTTAAAGATCTCGTCCTCAAGCTTTTCAGCAGCAAACTCGTCAATCGACGGGGTAGACGCTTCTTCCGTAGCCGGGGCAGCCTCCTGCTCAGGGGCCGACTCCGTTGCAGGGGCTGCCTCAACGGCAGGGGTTTCGGGTGCAGCAGGTGCTGCGGTTTCTTGTGGTGCTTGTGCTTGTGCTTGTGCCTCGGACATCTACATCCTCTCCATCATTAGTGCTTCCATCTCTCCACCGCCCGGACCTTCTTCCACGACGGCTTCCATCTCAAATGGTGCAGCATCCTCAGCGGGTTCTTCAGGTGCTGCTTCTTCTGCTTCTGATCGCAGAAAAGTCTTGAACGATTGGTTGTTTGCCAACGTGTCGAGTCGAGCTTGAATCTCTTCCAGTCCTGCAGAATCCGTAGCGGAAGCCACATCAAAAGACAGACGCTCTAAGCCAGCAGCATTAGCAGCATCAGCCACCATCGCAAGCTGCTGAACGAACTCGGTTGGTAATGGTCCATCGAGGTCGGCTGTAAAGGAGGGATAAGCAGGGAGGTTGAAGAGAGGCAAGACACCGTTGAGGGAGTCCACGAGGGAATTGAGATCACCTACAGGATAGTCTCCAGATGGAGCCATTTGCTCGAAAGCAGTTTCACGGGCAGCATCGGCTTCACGAGCACGAGACATTAGAGCTTCTTCTTGGGGCAACATTTCAGCCATTTCAGGCCTCCTTAGCGGCATCTTGTGCCATCGTTCCTTGTTTCTTCATCTCGGCAACAGAAAAAGTCTCTGCAATTGCACGACCCTTATCACCTTCAAACTTCTTCATGTTGGCTTTGTAACGCGCGATGTTAGCATCTTGCTGCTTTTGGTGTGCAGACTGGCGCTGTAGAGTGTCCTCGACATGGTGTTTGTCGAAATCCCCAGTCGATACAAGGCCTTTCTTTTCCATGATCGCTTCTCGTTGCATCGAGGTCTGATAGCGAGCACCAAGACCACGATCGTAGAAACCGTCAACACCGTATTTGCCCGTCTGGTCACCCCACCGACCCGGCGTCGAAGCTGGAATCGAGAGTTGTTTGATGGCTGTTCTTCCACATTGGGGGCATTCAATCGAATCTGGCACCTCCTCTTTGGGTAAAAAGAGCGCCTCGTGTACATGCTCACCACAAAAGTAGTCAAACAGGGGCATTACTTCTTCCTCTTCTTGCTGGCATAAATCGCTTTCTGCTGGCGTTGTGCTTGTGCCTTAGTCATGCGCTTCTTAGTCTTAGTGTTCTTGACCTTGTATCCGCCACCTTTTCGTTTGATCACTGGCATTACTGAGTGAATCCTACGCCACCACCTAAGAGCATGTCTGTCACGTTCTGAGGTGTAGGGGTGTTGATAAGATCTTGTGCGGTGGGCGGCTCATCAGGGTTGGCTACGCCAGGAATCCCAGCACCACCCTGCTGTTGCTGCATCTGATCCATTTGGGCCTGTGCTGCCTCAAGGAAAGTCTCAGGAAGACCCATAGTCCGCACGATTTCCTCCAGAATCTGCATGTTTGGAACACCCAAAGCCTGCAAGAGTTGTGCGTTTTGCAGCAATCTCTGCTCACGAATGGCCTCAGAGATAGGCGTAGAAGCCTGATCTGCTGCGAAAATCTGGAAATCACCCGTCAAATCGTCTGGCTTTACCGTCTGAGCCTCGCCATTTAGCAAAACCATGGTCGGAATCTTGGCTTCTTCAATAAACAACGCAATCATCAGCAGGTAAACACGGCCCATCATCTCGATTGCCCCGTCTCTTTCACGAGCCATTCGGCCAATCTCACTCGTTGTGTACGCTGCCAGTGCTGCAATCTCTGTTGCAGTCGCCTTTGTAGCTTCTCCACGAGTAAATGCTGCGGTAACAGAGCCCGAATCCTTGTCTCGAATGACATCTTGCATGTACCGAGAGACTTCAGAGGGGAGATTCTGGTGTGGAACTGGGCGGATAATCGTGTCCAACGGGTCATCTGCCTCTACCTCTACAAACAAACCATCAATACCGCTGGTAACCTGAGCCATCTCATCGTCGGTCATGGCCCCTTTCTTCACCAACCATTGTCGAGAAGCCTTCCGAACAGCGTTTGCTTGGAAGGAACGGATGATGTTCATCTCGTACAACTGGTCATATATCCGTTTGATAGCCGAATATCCGTGCATTGGCTGGTCAGGAACGCGGTTGTAGTAAAGCGGAATAATCGGAGGGTGTGGCTGGTCTTCAGCATCTCGGAAAGGAATGAACTCAGCACTGTCGAGCCACTTGTCTCCACGCTCAGGACACCACCAATAAAGCTTATCCTCAGTTAGATCGTACATTTCAACGATCTTCACATACTTAAACATGGGAGAAACAGGGGATTCACGCTCATTTGGAGGCGTATAAGCATCATAGGCATCACCAGTGTGCTGGTCGAAGTACCCAATCAACTCACCACCAATGTCATCGAACTTCCCACCAAAGCGTTTCTTGGCTTCCTGCACGGTCATATAGTAGCAATGACCCACAAACCGCTGAGTATCCCAACGAGCAGCATCCCGATCCACAATGATTTGCCAAGGAGGTACAGCCACAGGTAGCACCCTTTCATAGATGTTCTCCCGATCAGTGACTGTCAGCTTTAAAAAGCTCATAGGGTAGATAAGAGCCATGCGGGAAGCGTTCTCAATCTCGTTTCGGCTGCCAAGAAGAAAATGATTGATGATGCTCTGTGACTTGTCAGGGCTTCCTTTACCAAGGATCCCACTCTTCACAGAAACAGCAGGGTTTTTGGCAAACAAGGAAGCTTGAAAGGACTCAATGTAGCCATAGCCATCATTGGTCTGAATGCGAATCTGAGTGTCTACTCTCAACTCTGGGTCGGCTTCATCCCAAAAGTCCATCTCGTAAACAGACTTGTAGCGCAACATCTCTTCACGACGATCTCCCCAATAGTTGTCATGTGCATCGAGAATGACTCTCAGATCTTCTGGCTTCATTAGTAACTACCCGTCTTGTTCCCACCCCTGACGTTCCAGGGAAGTGTTCGTGTGGACTTCTTGGCTCTCATTGCTGCAATATGCCGTTCCATCATCGCTCTCTTGACAGAGTGAGACACAACCAAAGGCATCTTCTCAAGCAAGTAATAGCACAGCGCCATAGAAATCGTCACATCATCATTCTTCCTCTTTGCCGCTTGAGGCTTGTCTTTGATGTAGACAATCGTCTTCAACTCTTCCAAAACATGCTGGTCAAGCGACTTAATCACGCCACTGTCCACCACATCCTTGATGGCTTGGAACATCAAAGGCCTTGTACCAACAGAAGTCCTAAACGGCTTTCCATTCTTGTCCTTGTAGAGATTCCTTACCTTGAGTTCTTTTAGGCGGTGGATGACCCACATCCCATTTCCATTGCTCTCTACAATCACTTTCGGCTCATTGTAGCGCTTCCAGATGTCCACAATCTTCTCAGCCAACTTAGATGGCGGCGTTGTGTTGCTAATAAAATGGTAAACAGGCTGTCTTGTAGAAGCGGAAATAACCGTAATCGCAGAGAAATCCGTCTTCTTTCCCAAACCACTGCCAACATCTACACCCAGAACATACGCTTCCCCAGGATCTGGAGGGCAATACTGCCTATGCTCATGGCTTCCCATGTTCAAAGGCTCAATCTCCTCCAACGCCTCGGCATCAAAGAACTGTACGCCACTCGATCTAAACGCCTCTTCAATCGTGGCAGGGTACTCGCGAATAAACTTGTCGTGACCCAGCGTCTTTAGCTGCTGCTTACGCCAAAACATCTGCTCAGGAAGAAGCTGATGCTCCTCCTGAATCACCTGCTCCCTTGCTGTCGGAATGTACCAACCAGGAATCTCCTCGGCTTGGTAATGCTTATGGACAAACCAAGGGAAAAATACCAACTTCCACCCGTTGTCTCCCTTCCTTGCACCCTCTACCAAGTCGTGAAACTTATCCCCAGGGGTGTTCGGAGTGCTCTCAATAATGATCTGACCATCACCAACAGCAGCCAAAACCGTAGCCATCACCTCTTCTTGATTCTCGTAGAAGGCAAACTCAGACAAATGCACAGAGTTCATGGCAAAGGAACGTGTTCCTCCCTTACCAGCAGCCGTATACGTCCGAACAGCAGCACCTGAGTCCTTAAACTGCAGCGTCTTAGCAGATGACTTAGCCAAAGGCCTACGCAACTGCTCAGGAAGATTCTCATAGAAGGTCTTCTCCATCCTATGCAACTCTTCAGAAGAATCCCGCGTATGGCTAATCACAGCATACTGCCGAGGCTCATCAGACATATACGCCTGCCAGAAGTGCCACCCACGAGTCAGAGTCGAAATACCCATCTGCCTCGCTTTCAGAATGATCACCCTGTTGTGATTCCTCAATGTTTCCAGCAATATTTTTTGAGGCGTATTCAAATCAAACTTGCTCAAGCGTTGCCTTTGCTTGTGCATAATCGTCAGCCGAGAAATGAACTTCTCAGGATCCTTCAGCAAATCCTCTACTTCAGGACTCATTGGAAAATCACCACAGCAGAAGGAAACGGAGCAGAGTTCTTAGCACCACCAAACTTCAAACGACCCCTCAAGAACATCACCTCTCCCTTCATCGCGTAATCATGCCACCAAGCCGTGTCTGTACGGGAAGGAACAAGACAAACAACCTTACAACCCTTCTGTGACTCCTCATACGCCTTCTTCATCCACTTGCCTATCTCACGGCCATAAGGCGGATTCATCCAGCAAACACCATTCCAGTCCTGAGAAAGACCGTCATCTTCTGGCGTAAAGTACCTCTCACACTTTGCATTGCTTGGAAGAGCGCAGACATCCAACTCAAAACTCCAAACAGCATCATAACGATCAAACAAATCTTGAGGAGTAGCCCACTGGTCCGTCTTGCTGCTGAAGTGAACATTCATTCATCACCACCCAGCCACTTCTCTAAAGCGTCGGCACCACCCTTCACCTTCACCTTAGCATCCGTCAACTGCAACTT